GACGGCGTTGTCACGGGCCAGCTTGCTGAAGAAAGGCGTTGCGAATCCGTAGACCGCGATTGCGACGACGAGCCAGGTGGGGAGCGCCTCGGCGCTGACCTCTCCCTTGGCCGCGAAGAACCCGACCACGAGGGCGCCGATCAAGAAGCCGACGAGACCGAAGGCCGCGTAGACTCGCTTGCGCTTGTTCACCGGGACCAGATCCGTCAGAATGTTCTCTGGCGGCTGGATCGGAACAAGATTGGAACTCATGTTTTCCTCCTGTTTGTGGGCGATCTGCTAAGATTAGTCGTCAAGCACTATTGATGTCAAGCATCAAATGGCTCGGCATTAACTTCCGATTCTTATTGCACTAAGCTTTGCCACTTCAATACCCTGAGAACCGGCGCCATGATAAGCCTGAACTCGTAAGAAAGGAGCTGCTTCGGTGATCCTGTCAATCACCGAGATTTCCATGCATTGCGTTCTTGCATAAGAGTTTTGCTCGTCAACTCGAAAGATGTTGTCGTGGTCCGTTACGGCGTTACCTGTCGCAGTCTCTGTTGTCATCTCCCAAAGGTGACGCACTGCCGTAAGAGCTCCCGTCTGAAGTCTCACGTTGAACTGGTATAGGCCTGGAGTAGAGATCTTCAGGTGATCGCTTACGATTGTCATGTCACTCGTAAGCTCGACTGAGGTTGCCAAAGGAACAACGGTCCAAGTGTTTGCTGCTGGCGAGACTCTTGAACCGGCAACGCCTCGTGCGACCGAAAGCGGATCGGTCACTCGTTCGATCTTTAGGAGATCGACAAGGACAGTGCGCTCCTCGGAGCCATAGTTGCCAAAGAGAAAGTGGACCTTTGCTCGAGGCTTGGCGTTCACTGCCTTCATGGTAAAAGTATAGGTAGTCCAGCCCGAAGTCGAGATATTTTGAGCACCCTCGATGGCGCTCGTTTGCGCAACGCCAGTCTGAAATGGCTCGGGGCTCCCGCCTTCGTCGTTCTGAATAAGTGCGAGCTGTAGGGTCATTGGGCCTACGAGACTTTTTGCTCTCACGGTCGCCCGAATTAACTCACCACCCTTGACGATATTCTCGTCATCACGTGCATAGATGCGCTGGTTACCGCCACCCTGAATAACAATCTTTAGAGCCTGCGTCCCGGTCTCAAATTCGCCCGCTGTCTTCGTTGTACTAAATACGGCACTTGCACCCCAAAACGTTTCATATATTGCAATCAGCGAGTTGCCGCCGAGACGGGGGTCGAGATCTGACCAAGCGTTCGCATCGGCACCAGTCACTGGCGTCCAGACGGTGCTAGTGAGTCCAGGGCACTTGTTCAGGTTGTTCGACAGTGCGACATAGACCTTGCCAGCGTACCCCACGGTGTCGCCAGTCACATACGAAACAGAAGATCGCCACCTTCGAGGCGAACCTAGCGTCACACCAGTCGGCCCCTGGGGACCGATTGGCCCTCCGGGTCCCTCAGGTCCCTGGGGACCTTCTGGGCCTATTGGACCCCAGACCGCGCCGCCCAAATAGTAACCAAGAATATAATAAGACCCCGGCTTGCCGAATACACGAGCAATGTCTCCGGGGGCATCGTACCCGAGCTCCTCGAAGGAAGTACTCATCACTGTCACGGGCTGCATATTAAGAGCCACTCTGACTTTGACGAGGTTGTCTACAGTCTCTCCCGCAAAGAGAACCAAGGCTGTGTTTTCAGACGAGTTAAAACTGTAAACCTTGCCAAGCCGGGGCTCAGGGCGCTCTTCGTTGAGTACGCCCTTGACAATTCTCGTGATTCGATCACGGAACTGCTGAGCGTACCTCTGGTCGCCAAAGTTTGCCACTGGTTCTCCTAGATGGTTTCCGGCGTTCCGGCACTGCCGACGAAAGTGATTCGCTTTCCAGTTGCACTCATGTTTCCAAGCGCAAGAGGATAAGTGATGCTGTCGATCAAGAACCTTGTCGGCTCAAAGTCATACCTATCTGGATCGAGAACTTCATCAATCTCGCCGCACTCCAGCCACGGGTAATAGATCGACTCGAAGCTGATTTCGTAAGACTCTAGCGCGGTGATCTTGAGTCTGTCAACTGCATATTGAACACACTCAGCGTCGGACCCCAGCCAGCCGGTGTCTACAGGGAGGGTTCGTGGACCGAGTCTCTGAATCCGGGTAGGACTGGTCGGGTCCTCGTTCTTGGCTTCCCCGAAGTACGGAAGTCTATCCTCGTCTCCCGAGGGGTCGCTTGTGACGATGATGTGATTGTAGATGTTGCTGTCATTGACTGCCCTATTGTACTTCACAAGGTTTGCACCAGATGCATCCTCTTCGTACCCCGTCTTGAAGGTCCACGAAGTCTGTCCAGTGGTGGGGTCAATAAACTTGCGCACAACAAGTTCACCAAAGGCGTTAAAGAAGATCTCATATCCATAGGCCTCGCAGGCACCCTTTGCGATAGACCATCGGTCAGTGCCTCGATCGAAAGACATATCACTCGAAAGCGTCTCGTTGCCGATAGAGACTTTGATTCGGGTAGTGTCGACTCCTGATGACGCGGCCAGGCCGATCACGAGGTCACGAAGTCTGGTTCCGATGACAAAGGTCGAAGTCTGTCCCAACTTGGACAGAAGCATCTTCTTGGTGTAGTCGCGACCCGTAACCTTGACTTCGGACGGGAAGTTGTCTTCCGAAATGTTGTCGATCATGAACTCGCCCATCTGTGTTTCCCAGATGATTCGCGAGGAGTAGCCACGCATGTAGTTCAGAACAGCTCGCATCAGTTTCTGAGACTGCTCACCGATCACTGGCATGTGAAGGTCAAACCAGCGCGCCCCGTTTGCGTGCGTCGCTAGCGCCGCTGTAAACCCCGACGACCCCAATTCCCCGTATGAACGAGCGATAGCCACGGAGCCGGACGCTAGGCCGGTGGGAAGGGCTCCCGTGGCCGTGGTCGCCGTCTCCTCGGGGGTAAATGCGCCCCGTGCGGGCGAATCTGTTACGGGCTGAGAGATACTCCACTTTTTTGCAGGTGTAACGGCAGTACTGTTGCTATATGCAGGAATCAGCGAATGAGAAGATGCCGTTCCAATCGTGATGATGTTCTTCCCGCTTGCCCAAAGACTCTTGAGAAAAGGAGAGCGAGCTGTTGCCGTTGCCTGCAAAAAGGATACAACGTACGTGTAGTCCGAAAGGTCCGAAAGAGAACTGGCTCCGGGCAGGTAATCAAACTTGACGAATCCGATAGATGAGAAGATTCTGCGAATAAGTCTCACGTTCGCATTACTTGTGGCCTCGATCAAAACGACACGGGGAGCAACAGCACTCCCCTGATACTGAACACCCCGAAAGACCTTAATGATCTTGTCGTACCAAAGTCCACCATCGAAGTCTGGTCGCAAAAGTCCATCTTCATTGTCCATCGTCAGATCAAGTGTTCGTCGCTCGTCGGAGCCGTAGTTGACACTCACGGTGCCATCTTTAAGCCTCTGGAAGCCAGGGTCATCAGTACTGTTCGGGTTCCAGGGAGTCCGTCCATCTGACTCAAAGATCTCAACTCGTCGAACAACCTTTACGACCGAGGCCTCGATCGCATCAACAACCTCTGAAGGAACGGTCCCGCCACTAAACGTAGTGCGAACTGGCTCCCTAAAGGACTCATACTGGGTGGTCATCGAGCAACCTCCGAGTATGGAATGGAAATGTCACAGAACTCAGATGCTCCGGTTCCTGCAACCCTCGTCACGGACATGTTGCTTACGCTAACCCTAAAGCAGTCGCCAAAGGGATTCCGCAGCCACAGAGGGGAGTCGGCCTGTTGAATCTGCAGGAGTTGAAGCCTCTTCTGTCGTGCCGACGTTCCTCCGGTGCTTCGAATCTGTGCTTCCAGTGTGCCCTTGACTCCCAGGTAGTCTCCACGCTCGACTCGACGTCCCCTTCCGATAACAACCGTCTCGGACTCTTCTTGTTCGTCAACAAATGTGTCACCAGTAACGATCGAGAGCTTGAATGCATCCGCATCGGCATTGTCCGAGTCAGGTTCGATCAACCAGTAGCCATCCGACTGTGGATACGAAGCGATAAGACTGTCGTCGTCACTGACCATATCCTGGCCATCCCGAGTAATCATCTGTCGCACGAGGTAACTGACCTTGTAATTGGACGGCGCAAAGTAATCTTTGAACTCGTACCCCGTACCAATCTCGTACTCGGTGTAGATCAGTTCAAGATCCCCCTCGGAGATGACAGCAAGCGTGCCGGGATCAATCAAATCACTCTTGCGGTACACGAGGTACGCGATGTAATCAGGGTCTCGAGCCAGATCGTCCCACGTTACACTCACGTAGCCTTCGTCAATCTGATTGTACGGAGCGATATCCACCGCCACACCCGAAGGCGGGTCTGGTGGAACCCAGGCGACATGGAATGGAACTAGTGCCGAAGCGGCTGTCAGTCCAACCGGATCAACCGCAGTCACCCGCACCGTATAATCCTGGTAGTTGTTCAGGATTCCGGTTGGAACCTTCTCGCTGAATGATCCCGGCGAAAACAGGCCGGTTACCCTCTTGCTCCAGACATCTACACCGTTCTGCGAGATGACAACGGTGTACTCTTTGATTCCTCGGCCGCCGCCGTTGGTGAGTGAGAATGTGATCGTAGGAACTCCAGTTGCAACCGTCGCTCCATTTGCAGGAGAGGTGATCGTCGCCGAGGGCGGATCAGTTGCAATGAAAGTGACGCTCGGTGATGTTGCCGAGATCGTATTCTCGGAGTCCCAAAGAGTAAGCATCCACTCAAGGATCAAGTCCTTGTAGTTGTCATCAAGAATCTGAAAACTGAGATTCTTGACCGAACTGATGACCTTGCCGGTATTCAGAAGCATCTCGTTCGTCTCTACTGAGTAGAGGTCGAGCTGATATGCGCTCTGAGTGTCCGTAGGCGATGGGTCAGTAAACGCCCAGCTGAAGTCAATGTTTCCATCGTTCCAGGGGATATAAGATCCGCTTGAAGGCGCAAGTAGAACTGGCACAGGCGGGTGACCAATGGTCACCGTCCGGGTCGCAGTCCAAGGTCCAACATTCCCCCAGACGTCTCGGACCCTTGCCCTGAAGTAAATCGCGCCCGAGCCTGTCAGTGCAAAACTTCCTGGGAGTGTGTCTGTGAACAGTGTGTAAATACCAGCAGTATCTGTGCCGGTAACAAACTTGCTCTTTCCGTACTCCTGGAGGTAATCAACAAGTCCCGTTGTAAAGGTCGCATTTGATGCAAACTGGAACTGAAGTCTGTATGGAGACTGTCCGTAATTGAGATCAAGATCGACACCAGCCGACAGGCTTGGGTTTGAGCTTCCCAGTACTGCACCATTGGAAGGCGAAAGAGTGACAATCGGCTGTCCACCAGAGGGGAGAGGGACAGATGCATACATAAGGGTCGACTGGAAAGGGAAGGCTGGGTCGACATTTCTCCAAGCAGTCCCTACCACGGGAAGCTTGGATAGTGCAGGAGTCTTTCCGCCACCGCTTCCCATGTACAGCGGCAACGGACCCCAGCCGACTCCATACTTCAGGGAGTCGTCACCACCGTTCTGACCCGAGGTCGCTGTCTCGTAAGAGAAGAACATCGTCCTGTAGGTGACAAGACTGCTAATGATTGAACTTGAAGTAATGTAATTGAGATATCCCATCCCAACCGAGAATGCTCCATAGCCTCCGCCGACACCCGTAAAGGTAACGGCACCAAGTCCCGAGGGAGTCGTTACCCCGCCGGTCCCATTGTACTCTAGGACCAGTCGAGAAACCTTTCGATTTACTGTCGAATGCGCAACTCCTGCGACAAAGCGATCAGTTCCAACCCTAAACATCTTGATCAGTCGACGAGGAGTTGTTGCAGTGTCCCCTTTGTCAAAGTCGTCAACAAACTGATCCGAGCCCCAGTTTACCGCAGTAACTGCGCCAGTCCCCTCGTTCACCTTGAACGCAATGAACTGAACGCCAAGGTCGCCAGACGAGAATGACCTTCCGGTCCCAATCACCATGTTTCGTACAGCACCAGAGGCGTTCAAGGCAACAACCGAGATCGCAAAGCCTCCCCGACGAACCGCCACACCAGATCCAGGCAGTGCCGAAAGCGTGTCAACATTGGAGGTGACCCAGGTTGCACCAGTGGTCCGCGTGTGGATATCTGCAACTGCCGTCGTCGGCCCTCCGGGCTGAACATAGTTAACAGCCACTACTACTGCGTTGTTATCTGTGACGTCCATGTCCATAGAATAGACTGACGTACCACTCACATTTACGGTCCTGGTCTCCCACGCAGAGAAGGTATTTGCAGCATTGTTAAACCTGCAAACCGAGAACCCGGAGCGATCGTATCGAAGAACTGCGATCCAAAGGTCATTGTTCGCCTGCAACGCTCCAGTCAGAATGGAAACGCCAGACCCAGATGGGATCGTAACACTTCCGACCTGGGTCGCCGTTGCAGACCCGGCATCAGTCGCAAGCACTCGAATAGTGTTGTCGCCCTTGAGAGCGAGGGACAGAATCCTGCCCGAAGTCTGAGTAAACGTCTGGCGATGTCCCACCACGTCAGGCGGGTTCGTCGAAGTCGGCGGCTGACTCGGAGTTGCTGTTGCGCCGAGTGAAACGTTTGTCATCTCAGTCCTTTGTCAGGTTGTCGAGGTTGTCGAGGAACTTCTGCGCATCATCCGGGTCAGTGATATTCGGGAAGGAAAGGTCCCCGTGGAAGTGAATCGTCTTGCTCTCCTCAGACGTTCCGATAAGACCGCCACTGCGCCAGCCTCGTGGCAACGGAACAACGGCCTCATCATAGCGACCATCACCGATAGCCGCAAGCGTCGGACCCTTTCGGGCGAGTGCAATTCCACCCTCCTTGAGACCCCATGCAGAGTTAAGCGCCTGCGCCTTCCCGCCCTTAGCCACATAGTCATTCCACTGCCAGGGGGCGGAGCCTGCGGCATAGCCTGAATCAGGTCCGGGCACAGCGTGTAGGTGCGATGCCCAATTGCCGAGGCCAGTTCGGTCGCCCGCTGCAATGCCGACGCGCCGTAGGCCACGGATCAACGCAGCGCTCGCCTGTGCGTCCAATGCGTCCCCCTGATGGGACGTGCCGGAGTAGGACGTGGCCGGACGGAAGCCGCCCTGCATGACCCGGATCGTAGCGTTAGAAAGCTCTTCCGCCTTCTTGAGGTGCGCAATGAACAGGTTGGAGAAGTTTCCTCCACGGAAGTTCGACCGACCCTTCGGGTTCGCCGGATCGGTGACCGGCACATCTCCGCCTGCAGGCGTGCTGTACTTGTCCTTACCGGCATTGAGCTGGCTGTCGGCATTGCTCGTCCAACTACGGAGCTTGCCGATTGCCCACTCGGGAGGAATCTCGGCGGGGTCCCAGTTGACGCTTGAAATCTTTCGATCAGCCGCGTCATACAGTGGGTTCATGATCTTGCCAATGGCACCCTTGCCGATATCCTTGAGCTTCTTGCCAACACCCTTGATGTTGTCGATACGATCAGTCAACCAGCCGCCCATTGCGTACTCACGAACGTCATGAGCGCCAAGGGGAGCGTTCTCGAGCTTCTTGTTAACACTCGAAACGCCGATCCGGTTAGCAGCCTCTGCGAGAAGACTCTGTGCTCGCTTGCGATAGGTCGGATCAGTCGGAATAACGAACTCGGGATGATTGGCCTTGCCCTCGCCCACGATGGCACGTGCCCCGGCAGTCTTGAACCCCCTGGCCGCGCGACGTGCAGGCATCTCGCCGCCCGTTGCGAGCTCAGGAATCAAGTCAATGTTCCAGCCCTTGCCGGGAAGAATCTTACCAACCTTGTTGAGTCCCTTGATGATCGTGTTGACTGCCTTTACGACAGTGTTAACGATCGCATTCACAGGCTTCGTGAGCATTGACTTATTGTCATTCAGCCAGTCCTTGACGGACCTCCAGGCACTCTTGATCTTGTCGACAACCGGGTCCATGACATGCTCCTTGACCCAGCCCCCGAGGCCCTTGAGCGAGTTCCAAACAGTCTTGATCCCGTTCCACCAACCCGCAAGACTCTCACGAACATTGCTCCAAAGATTCTTGAATCGCTGAAGCACCGGCTTGAGAACATTCTCCCAAATCCAGCCACCTGCGGCCCTGAGGGCAGCCCAGATATTCTTGACTCCCTGCCACCAGAGGCGCAGGGATGGAACGATGTACTTGTCCCAAACCTCCTTGAACTTATTGAAGACGGGCTTGAGGACGTTGTTCCAAATCCAGCCGCCTGCAGCCTTGAGTCCATTCCATGCGGTCTTGACGCTGTTCCACCAAAGCTTGAGTCCAGCGAACACAAGCTTACCAAGCTCTACGAACACATCAAGAACTGGCTTGAGAATGTTATCCCAAACCCAAACAGAGACGGTTGCCAGAATTGTCCAAGCGAGCGTGACTCCGGCCCACCAGAGCTTGAGTCCTGCCACAACAAGGCCAAACAGCTTCTTGAAGGCATTGATAACAGGAACCGCAAAGTTATTCCAAACCCACGCGATGATTGCGCCAAGCTTCTTGAACCACACGACGATGAGCTTGACCATGTCTGGAACGATGGAGTTTCCAACAATCACCTTGAAAAGCCACTTGAAGGCATCAATGACTCCGTCAATGACACCCCAGACAACTCCCTTGATGACTCCCCATCCGGCCTGAAGTACACCAAAGATTCCCTTGATGAGTCCCTCGAAGATCTTGATGACGCCCTTACCCATCGTCTTGAGACCCTCTTGGAAGTTCCCCTTGCTGAACAGCATGAAGAATCCAAGGACAATGTCAATCAGGCCGCCGAAGATGTCAATTGCGCCTGCGAGAAGCTTTCCAAGCCCAGCCAGGAGGGGGCGGATTCCCTTTGCCCAGATGTTGACAAGAAGCTTGACGATCAATGCGACAACAGGAGCGAGCACTGCGGCAATCAGCAGGATGATGTTCTTGACGCCATCGAGAGCGGGGCCGATGTTCTTGAGCGCCGGACCAAGACTTTCCTTGAGTGCGGAACCGATTGACTTGAAGGCGTCAACAAGGCCGAGCCAGGTGTTCTTCGCTGCTTCGACAACACTTGGGCCAATGAAGTCCCAGATAATCTTGAGCGCGTCACCGATCTTCGACCCAACTCCAGTGATCCAGTCAATGAGACCCGAGATCATAGACTTGAATCCAGTGATTGCAGACTGTCCCGACTCGCTTCCGAAGATATTTGAGAACATGTCGTTCAGTGCTGAAGTAAACGAGCTCCAGGCGGACCCGAGCCAGCCCTTGAATCCAGCCCACTTCTTCTTGATTGGTCCGAACATGTCAATTCCGCCCATAGCCTTAGCAGCTTGGTCGGTGATGTTCTGTGTAAACTCTTCGATCAGCTTTGTCTGGTCTTCGAAGTTCGTCCTGATGGGACTCCCCGAGCCACCAACGTCGGCAAAGTTTCCACCTGCGGCGTCAAGGAAGTTCTGCATCGTAGGCGAGATGTGATCGCTTCCGCCAGTCTTACCTGACTTGGTAGCACTCTCGAGTGCCGACGCTGCCGAGGTAGCATCCGACATAGCAGACTCGACGTCACGGATAGCCTTTGCTACCTCGTCGTAACGCTCCTTGATCTTCGAGAGCTTCTTTTCCTCGGTATCCAAACGAGCCTGGGCGGCGTCTCTGGCTGCGGTCAACTTGTCGATAACAGCCTGCTGCTTCTCTACCGCAGCTGTGGCGGCATCAAGCTTTGCTTGGTACTTCTCGATGTCAGCTGCAGCACCTTGAACGCCCGCCATGATCTCATCGAAGGGAAGTTCCTTCATTGCATTTGCAGCCTGCTCGATCTGTCGAGTCAGGGGATCAAACTGAAGACTGTTCTCAAGGTCAAGAATCTCGCCCTGTCGCTGAAGCTCAGCAAGTTCGTCCGACAGGTTGCTGATTGCTTCGGCAGCCTCGTTCTGCTGCTGCTTTGTTGCTTCAAGTGCAGCAATCTGATCGTCGTAGTAAGAAAGGATCTCACTGCCAGCGCCGAGGTTCCGCATATGGGCCTGCTCGCCCCGCAGGAGTTCCTGGGCTCCATTGATTGCATCAATACGGGACTTGATGTCATCAAGGCTGCCCGAGACCTCCTCCATCCTCATCATCTCAAGGCGGAGGCGCTTCTGGGCCATCTCGTTTTCGAAGATCTTGTCGGACATCTCGCCCATGCCCTCGATCGGGGCACTGGCGAAGTAGTTGAGACGATCCTGCGCCTCACTGAGAGCATCCTGCCACTTGTTCTGTGTGGCGACAAGCTTGTCGAGCTTTGCCTGCTGCTTGTCGAGCTTTGCGTTTGCTCGTTCCACTGCAGCGGCCCACCTGTCAACGACAGCCTGCTGCTTGTTCATCTGCCGCTCAAGCTTGGCAAGATCACCCTGCAGTTGCTTGAGTCGAGAAATCAGTTGATCGAACTCTGCAAGTGCGCCCGGCGCAAAGGCCTTGATCTTTCGACGCTGGTTTGCCTGCTCAAAAGTCTGCGCCCTGCCGAGAAGGCTTGCAACAGCCTTTCCGAATGCGCTGATGTCTCGATAGGCACCCTTGACGTGCCCCTTGATTACACTTGCTGCATTACCGAACTGCTGCCCAACAACCTTCATGCCGTTGGTTACGTTCTCAACCAGGGAGGGGGAGTGGCGAGCGAATGGGTTGATATACGAGAACCACTCGTAAATCTGAAGTGCGACCTTTTGGACGATTCGCGCCACGGCAACAAGTGCATTCGCGACACCCTGAGGAAGTGCGTTCCAGGCCTTCAGTACGAATTGAACCATTTCGCTCGTACTGTCGCTGAAGTATGCAACAACGTTGTTCCAGATCCTTGCGATGTCATCCCTGAAGGCCCAAAGTAGGCCGCCGACAATGGCGATAGCAATACCCCAGGGACCAAGGAGTGCTGGAACGATCCTCATTGCCGCTGCGCCAACGACACGGACAAGCGTTTGCATTGCCTTTATCATCGCTGCAGGATTCGCCATCAGGAGGAGAAGCTTGCGAATCCTCGTTACCCCTCCGGCCGCAGAGGCGGTCATGCCCGCCCACATTGCGCTCCAGGTGGTTACGTTTGTAACCGCCGTGGCCCTGACGATAGCGCTGCTGGTTGTGGAAAGTGTAGTAAGGGCAAGAAGTGAGCCACGAGCACCAAACCCGAACAGAATCGTGATCGTTGCCCACATCGCCTTGAATACTGCAACAACCGGAGCCGCACCAGCAATAGTGGTTGCGACAATGGAAGCCCATAGCCACCGGAAGGCCGCGACAAGTCCCCCTGTCATGACCGTCTGGGTCATGAAGGCGATCATAACGCCAAAGCGTCCAGCTGCCAGCATACTGGCCTTGCCAACACCTGCTGCCATCTTTGCTGCCTGCGTGGAGACAAGCCCAAATGCAGCGCCCGCAAGGATTGCAAAGGGCTTGAAGGGGGCCTTCAGGATTGATGCAAAAAGCGACAAGAAACTCAGGCGAGTCTTCTTTGTTACTCCATCAACTTCCTTGGTGACATCGGTGACCTTCCGCCACATCTTCCATATTGCGGCGAATGGAATAATCATCGCGCCGATAAGTGTGGTCAGCGACCCAAAGTACCTGACGAGTGGACCGACCGCAGCCAGGAGAAGCAGGCTGATCATTGCGATCTTTTGGATCGCTGGATCGAGCTCGGTAAAGTTGGTCACCAGTTGTGCAACGGACTGTGCGAGCCAGATGATGTGCGGAATCATTGGCTGAATCGCAGTAGCCATCCCATTCTGGATGGTGCGCCACATGATCTCGAGTCGCTTGGGGCTGGACTCAAGAACCGCATTGAGCTCGGCTTGTGCCTGCTCGAATACCTTCGTGTCACTCGCGGTCGACTTCAGAGCCTTTGCGTAGTAGCCATTCTCGTCGTTCATCTCACGCATCAACGTGAGGAGTCGGTTAACCTGATAACGAGAACCTAGTACCGTTGCGACAACCTGCTTCTGGCTGTCGGAAAGGACATAGCCACCATCTGCAGATTCCTTCAGGCTGTCGCCCATGTGCTCCGCAAGGATCGTCAAGCGCTCCATAGCGGTAGACGACTGCCAAGCGGCATCTGCGGTATTGACACCGAATGCTCGCATAACATCTGCAGCATCCTTGGTGGGCGAAAGCAGGCGGCTGATGATCGTCTTGAGGCCGTTACCGGCTGAGGTTGCGGAGCCGGTGGCTGGCACAAGAGCCGCAGTCATTGCGATCAGGTGACGAAGATCAACACCTGCTTCTCGAGCGGCACCAGCGGATCGAGAAAGGCTCTCGATCAGGTTCGGCATCGAGGCGGCGGTACTGTTTTCCACCATGTTCAACTGAGCGAGTGCAAGTGCAAGTTCTTCGGTACTGAGCGTGTACTGCGCCTGGATCGAGATAAGCGCTTCGGTAGACTTGGCAAGGTCCATTTCACCGAGGACCATCGCCTGGATGCTCAACTCAGTGGACTTGGCAAGCTCTACACCTTCAACGCCCGCAGCGGCCCAAGCGCCTGCGGTATTGAGTACATCCTTCTGTGCGACGCCATACCGACTAGATAGTGCGGTGAAAGCGCCCTCGAGTGCTCCAAGCTCATTCTCGAATACCTTCGCGGCCTTGGTTGCGCCGTACTGTGCATCAGCATGCTTTCCAACCTGCTTGTTGAAGTATTCAGCAGCTGCTTCGGTATCGCCATAAACCTTCTTGACTCGAGTGAAAGCCTTCTCGTTGTCAAGTGCAAACTTTGTTGCTGCGCCACCCGCCAGAACGAGCGGGAGTGTCCAGTTGTACTGAAGCTGTCGGCCAGTCCACTGAATCTGGTTGCCGAACGCCATGAGGGACTTGCGTCCCCGAGCACTCGCAAATCCAGTGGGGCTCGCTGCTGTCGCGTTCGCGGTTGCGAGCTGTCCTTCAAGTCGAGCAACCTGCGCCTGCAATGCCTTGATCTGGGCCTGCGCCTGAGCAGACAAGACACGAACGTTGATGTTCATGTAAGCGTTAATTGCACTGGCCCTTCAGCTGGGACCTAAGTGGGCCTCGTTTGAAACGTGCCCTAAAGACCTCATCATCATAAAGCAAGCCCCCGGCGCTGTGCAAGCACCGGGGGCTACGCTTTATCTGCGACGACCTCTTCCCCTTCCAGGGGGCCTTCGAAGTCCAGCTCCTCGTCCCATCTGGTCGTTCTTTTTCTCGTTCTCCCTAGCCTCGTGCTGTGACTTCTGGCTAAGGATATAGTAGAACCTGTCCATCAAGCCTGGGTTCTGGTCATAAAGACCACCCTGTACTGGAAGGTGGTTCCACCGCATTGCTTCGCAGAGATTGAACAACTTGATTTCACTGCAGACGGGAGGAGGGATTTCCTTCCCGCGAACAAAGAGACTTACTTGTTCGCGGAAGAGGCTTCCCCCTCCTGCTGCTCCTTGACCTGCTTGCGGAGCTCGGTGAGGCGATCGAGCTCCTTGTCGATCTCCTCCAGGTTCATGTCAGCCTGCATCCACGGGTTCTTGGTGCGGATGAAGAACTCGAGGTCCTGGATCACCTTGGGGTTGAACTTGTCGAGAAGGTCATCCAGGGCGCGCTTGCGCTGGCGTTCATCCGGGGGGCACAGGTACTCGCTGAAGCCACGGGGGTCCTTCGGGTCCTTGTGGAAGATGACCCAGGAGACGACGGACTCCTTGATGAGCGTATGACGCTCGTCGGCGGGGTCAACGTCGATGACCGCTTCCTGTGAGCGCTGATTCATTCGGATTCCCTTGTTGGTCATCTTCTGGAATCGCGTCTTCGCGCCCTCGTTCATGGGGCGGATTTCGAAGTACTGCTTCCCATCCGGGAGCTCGTACTTGAACGTCTCATCGACGCCCCAGTAGTCTTCGAAGGTCGGTCGATCCTCGAAGGCATCCTGCTGTTGGTTCTGTCCGTAATCTTCTTGCGTCATGACCTTTGTGTCCCTCTCTGTGGACTAGCGCTGGTTATCCTAGGATGGGGTTTGCCCCCGCCGCATTCTACCCAATAGTTCGGGCGGAACGCAACGGGGGCAAACAGTCGGAACCTCGATCAGAAGATCGTGTCCTCCGCACTCCTGACCGTGGAGGTCAGAATCTTGGTTGCAGCCGACGGACGGAGCGCCCGGAAGCTGATGTCGTTCTCGATCACGTCGTCACCCGAGGGCTCCAACGCGAAGGGCTCGAGAGCGATCTTCGGGATGGTGAACTTGATCTCACCCTTCACCGGTGGCGTGCTGCCGACGATGTCCTCGTAGGTCGTGCAGGTGATGATCAGTTCATCCTTGGTGGTCAGGCCACCCGGCGTGGTCGCAACAGCCGTTCCCAGAACAGCCCGCCGCCAGAGAGCCGAGTCGGCTGGCCGGATCGCGAACGAACCGGACACCTCTCGAGCCTTTGCGGTGAGGTCTCCGAGGATGAACGACCCGAGACGGAAGTCGTCATCTTCGAAGTTGTTGTTGATGTCCAGGCTGAAGGACTTGGCGGGCAGCGTCACACCGTTGAGCGTGATCGAGATGTTGGTGCCCACGATCATCGGCGAGTCGTCCCAGTCCGGGGCCGCAATCTTGGTCACACCTGCGGTGCCGATACGAGCGATCAAGCCCGCCGTGCCCATCAGGTAGCCATTCGCCTCGGCCTCGAGGTGGAACGTGTTGACGACCGCATCGGTGAACCGCAAGGTCTCCAGCGAGCCGCCGATGTTCTCCTCGACTGCAAGGAAGGGAAGCGTTGCCGAATCCAGCGGGGTGAGCGTGTGGGTGCTCGCACCGTCTGCGGTGACCGTCGCGGCTTCGCCGAGAGCGGCCTTCAGGAGGGTCGGAAGCGACTCCAGGCGAGCATAGAACTCGTAGTCACCGGACCACGAGATCGCTCCGAGGTAGGCGTCAACCGTGTCTCGTCCACCTCCGATCTCGGGATCGGTGATCAGAAGGTCACGATTCGGCCCGAGCGAGCCTCCTCGCAGCTTCATGGCCGTGTGGGCCGACGCGAATCCTGCCGGGAAGACTCCCGCGCTCGCCTGGGTGGCGAACAGAACCTGACCGGCCTGCGAACTGAAGCCCATGCTCAGTTACCTCCATCCTGGTTGGGAGTCGAGAACGACGTTCCGAACGAGGGAAGCGAGGAGGCCGAGTCAGACGACTCATCCTTCTCCTCTTCCTTCTCGTCTGCGTCGACCTTCTCCGTGCTGGTGTCCTCGACGCCTGCGGCACCGAGGGGGTTCTCCAGCTGATTGGTCGCCGCCTCGACGTGGGACTCGACGCCCGCGTCACCGGCTGCCTGCTCGGCCTGCGCCTTGGCGACAGCAAGCTTTGCCTCGAGTCGAGCATTCTCCACGAGAAGCTGACTCGCCTCGTACTCGCGCTGACGATCCTTCTCGCTGATCGCCTGCTCGGCCTCGGCCTGTGCGATGTCCTCGCGCAGGCTCTGGTTCTTGTCTCGGAGCTCCTGGAGCTCCTCGTCACTCACGGTCGCCATTCTTTTCTCCTCAGTTGGTTCGCCGAGTTTCGGTTTCGATCCAGAACTCCAGTGTGGACAAGTACAGCATCTGAGCATTGATCTCCCCGGAGAAGTACCTCGCGGTTCTGATCCCCCATCGCCGCATGGACTCGGTCCAACCGGTTGCTGGAGATGCACTCATTCCACCCAAGACTACCTGTAGGTTGGTGTTGGTGTAAAGCACCATGCGAACCGCCGTCGAGAGGGCCGCATGGACCGCAAGTCCACGCTCTTCCTCGGAATCCTTGACAAAGGACTGGACTCCGAGCGTGTACTCTTGGATCGTGGGAAGCTGTGGAGCTGGTGCCCCAAGTGCTTGCATTTCAAGCGAAGACGGGTCCGGTCCCCAGGTCTGCGGGAACACTCCAATAGACTGCTGTGGGTCCACGTTTCGCAAGGCTCGCTTAAAGACCTTTACGTCAGGGTCGATTGTGCCCATCGCCAATGCAACGTACTTGACTACGTTGTTCGGAAAGACTGTTTCGTCCTGTTCAATCACTTAGACACACTACCCTTCTGTACAAAGAAAGCAAGCATCGTAAGAACTTGCGTGAGATCTTTTTCATTCAAACCAAGCACCGGACGAGGCATCGTGTGAGGATTACTTCTGCCTTGTTGCGCAGTCTTCATCTTCTCGCGAACAGACTTTGTGCGTGGCGGGTTTTCCGGGTACTTCAACGAAGCGATGCCCGGACTGGAGGTTACGCCAATCTGACCCTGCGTGATATACTCCTCCAGCTCTCCAGTTCGCTTGTTGATCGGATGCGAACCCTCGAAACCTGACCTCTCGCGAATCTCGACGGTAGCGGGCGCAAGGGGAAGCCACTTCCCCGTCACATCATCACCTTCGTTGACGAAGCGATTTGCAGCTCTTTCCTTTACCCAGGGGCCGACAGCGCCATACAGAAACTCAGCCAAGCCGGTCACGGATAGTGCCGAGTCGATCTTGTTCAGCATGGCTTGGACGCCCTGCTCATTGCCGACGATCTCGAAGTCAATAAAGCCAGTTGCTTTGCCTGTCATGCTCCCACCGCCGTAATGAGATGTGTTGCCGAGCACTGTACGCCATCGGCACCCTTAAGAATTGCCGTATCGTAATCTGCCTGAGACTGCGCGATATGACCAAACAGCTTTCGAGAACCCTTGCGCACGGGCTCGTTGAGATAATCCCAGTACGCAGCCTTGTCGGCGGAGATGTTCAGTCCCCAGATTGACCAGTAATTCATCTTTGTCATGAAGGTCGAATCGTACCGCGACGGAACAGCAGCATCAGCTGGATTCATGTTGTAGTCGTAGATGTATCCCCACGAGTAGAACCCATTGTCATTTGCCCAGATCGCCACAGCAGTGCCGGAATAATAGAACTTGATGATGCAGCGCTCTGCGCCTACCCACTGGCAGTACTCGTAGAACTCGTTTCGATACGTCGCGTTCCCATAAGATTCCTTGATGTCAAGTACAAGAATATGAGTATCCTTGTAAAGTCGAATCAAGTCCTCAAGGAGTGCATACTGCTGGGGGCGACCATCCTGACACTTCGCGTTCTCAACTGCCATCACTTGTGCCAGTGTCATTGTGTTAATCGGAGCGCTACTTGCGCCGAGAGAGGTCGCACTGAGATTTGCGTCGTGACAGCCGATCCAGTATCCATCCAAAGTTCTCTGCACTGAAATCTCAAGAACCGAGTAACCCAGAAGGACAGCCATCGTGTAGGCGTGAGGGCTCATCTCGGCGAACCTCATCCCCCCGCCTCGATGTGCCCAAGTGACTCCTGGCTTAGCCAGCATCTCGGTCACATTGCTGAAGCCGCGCTTCGCTACATGAAGTCCGACTGGCGTCCTGATTCCCTCGTCGGTCTGAATGTACAGCCGTCGCCCGTCGGGAAGCTCAAGGCCATATCCCTCCGGGGGCTCGGGCTCGAGAGGCTCCTCCGCACCCAGGAGGGCGATGCTCTCGATTGCACGAGCATTCGTGGAAGACCAGGCGACATCAGCATCGCTCGTATTGCCTGCCTCTATGAAGGGCCTCGAGCCTAGCCAAATGGCAGTCTGTGTTCCAGATGCATTTGATCCGTAGGTGTTACGAATGAGTGTGTGACCAGCGGGAGCGGTCGTTGGATTGACGGCTCTGTCGGTACACTCGTTTGAGGCAAGTGTAAGCTGCAGGCAGGCACCTGAAATTGCAAACGCCAAGGCTCGCTGAAGTGCCCCCGCCGACGCGCTCTCGCCTCCGTAGGAGTTATTGTACCCCGCAAGGTATGTGTCTGGATCGACACCTCGAACAACTACGAACGTTCCAGCGTTTCTGCCTGCTCCAGAGGTTCCAGCGGTAAAGGTGTATGAGCTTGGAATCGCTCCGAGTGCAATCTCGGCGGCGGTGACCCTGTGTGCATAGAATCCGACGATGCGGAAAGACGTACTACTCGCAACAAAGGCAGGGCCGAGGCGAGTAAAAGCCGCATTCGCGAAGTCATTGACAGCTGTTGAAGACTGATTCCGCTGAGCAACAAGAAAAACATCGTTTGCCTTGATGCCACCCGGAACAGTGGGGACGTTGTACGTCGTAACCCAACCTGTACCTGATCCACTTTCGTAATAGGTCGGCTCGCCTACTACGAAAGGCGCAAGCCGAGCCATCAAGGCCTCACAACAAGAAAACCGTCAACCGGGAACCCATCTGGCGCATCCTCAAGAGAGTCGACAACGAACGGAATTGCGGTCAAGTTGTTGACGGCGCGCCAGTATTCGGACGTGAATGATGGAGCATTCGGCGAAGAATGTGCCTGAGTGCAAATCCACTGAAGAAGGTTTCCCGCAATCGAGTACTCGACAATGTCATTCACCTGATAGCCAAGAGAGTCCCACGATCCACGGTAAGGACTGTGACCATCGGTCCCGTCTTGACCGTCCTCGCCGTCCTCTCCATCTTGGCCGTCTTGACCGTTCGCACCATTCTGGACAGAGAAATCGAAAGTAGAGGCGTCGGTTAGGGTGATTCGGTACGTGTCGATGGTTCCGGGTGCGCCGTTGCCGCTCAGGAGGGCGATCCCCGCGATGCCTACGCCGTCCTCCCCGTCCTCTCCATCGTTTCCGCCCCCACCAGCCGGTGGGTTTGCAGCGAGGTACGCTTCGACCGCTTCCTCGATGGCCTCCGGGTCAACCTCGCCTGCATTGATGATGATCGGAGGGGCCGTGGGCGCAAGCGCGGCCTGTGGAAGCTGAATAACGAGATCTACGACACCATCAACGGCAGTGTCTGCAGAGATTCGCACATCTTTGTTCGGGAACTGAACCGTGTCACTGCCTGCGACAAGGCCAGAGAAGGCAATCGAGTGAGTATTTGTTCCCTCGGGAATCAAAGGTGAAATACCACTCGTCGTCAGGTCAACGACCTTGACGGTCCTCTTGTCATTGAGCGTCATATACCCATCAGAGTCAATGACGCAGGTTGTCGGAAAGTTCGCCGCTAGGAAAGGGACCGGCACCCCGTTCAGAATCTGAGCGGCAGCGACACGAGGTGTGATCGTAACCGTGCCCCCCGTGAGGAACCTTGTGTCAGGATCGTCGTCAATGTCGTCTACCGAGTCTGCAGTAATGAGGCCGAATCTCGCTCGGCACGCAACATACTCAAGTCCGTCAGGCATCAGATCAACCTTCGCGGGCGGGGGCCGTAGCCGATGGTTGTAAAGTCTTTGTAGAAGTCACCTACCAACGAGGTGTCGTCCTCGTTGTGGATCATAGGACCCGTAACTGAGTCTCCGTCGTCGCCGTTGTCGATGAGCTCTGCTCCGACGAGGATGGGATCAAGGTTTGCGAGTCTCTTGAGAATGGCATATGCCTCATCGAGCATTCGCTTTCCGTAGGCATTCAGATTGTCCTGCTCGCCAACTGCTGCAACGTCGAGAATGAATCGACCGCTCGCTATGAGCCAGTTGAGCTTCTTGAGAATAAGAATCGTTGGACGATTCTCGTTGCTGGAAGCAATGACAAACGGGGTCACATAAACGTGACCCAATGCAGCTTCGATTTCCTCAGCTGCAAGCTTGATGTACTGCTCTTTGGTCTGGTAACTCGGAGGTGCAAGATCTCCGGTTCGCAGGTCCGTCAAAGCGCAATAAGCATCTGCTACGTTTGCCATTGCTTCCTCGATCTACTTGGTGGACTGGTTCTCAGCTGGCGGGCGGAGTGGCGGGGGGGGTCGGGGTAGAGGGCGTCGACTTCGTCGAAGACTCCTCTTCCTTCACTTCCTCTTCCTCCACGTCACCTTCGGGAGTCGCACCCTGCGAGGTGTCGACGTCCTTGGTCACGTACTGCGACTCGACCTTCTTGTCGGCACCCTTCTCAGCGAGGTACGGGCGCTCGGTCTCGTTCGCGAAGTTCTGGTAGATCGGGTCAACCCCGATGAAGCCGTTGTCGGAAGGCTGCGGGTCGGTTCCCTTGATCAGCTTGGACATTTTTCTTCTCCTTGATCTTTGAGGTCAAGGGCGGGGCTGCCGGAATCCGACAACCCCGCCCTCAGGTGATCAGCTCGGGAGGACGACGTCCACCGTGGCGCTGTACTCCAGGTGCGGGAACACCGGGAACATCTTGACGCCGTTTCCGACGTCCTGACCCCACGGGTCCTTGGTGCCCT